CCGATGTTCCTGTTGCATGCTTACTCTCTGGTGGTATTGATTCTGCTATCACAACTCTCATTGCATCTAAACACATCCCAAACTTGGTGACATATACTGCAGTCCATGATGAGAACTCAAAAGATTTAAAGTCTGCCAGAAAAGTTGCTAAATATTTGGGAGTTGAACTCCGAGAAGTTATAGTTCAACCACCTACCATCGATGATGTTAATGATGTTATCAATACCATTGAGATGCCATATAAGGCCCAAGTAGAGATTGGATATCCTTGTATTCAACTTGCAAAAAGAATCCATGAAGATGGTTTTAAGGTGATTATGTCAGGTGAAGGTAGTGACGAACTCTGGGCATCCTATGGTATGAGTTACCATGGTATTAAGGATAAAGGTTGGACTGACTATAGAATTGGACTCTTTGGTTCACAACATCGTAAAAATTTCACAAGATGTAATAAGATTTTTATGAAGTATGGTATTGAATGTAGATTACCTTTTTTAAATACTCAGTTAGTAGAGACTGCACTTGGTCTCAGTCAAGATACTGTTTGGGATGGTAAAGCTAGACCTAAAGCAATTCTCCAAGAGGCTTTCAGAGGTCAACTCCCAGATGATATTGTTGATAGAAAGAAGGTAGCATTTCAGGATGGTATGGGAATCAAATCTCTTTACGAAGACATTGTAGATTCTCCAAAAACATATTACACTAAACACTATAAGAAACAGTTCTCATGAAACTCCCCTACAAATTACAAGATGTTTATGACGGTGAAGCTCAACAGAAGTTCACTGTCATTTCTACGTTCGCTGGTGGAGGTGGTTCGTCCACTGGTTATCGTCTTGCAGGTGGTAAGATCCTCTGTATCAATGAGTTTGTAGAAGAGGCAAGAAATACTTATTCCGAGAATTATCCATCTACTACTATTTTACCTGGTGATATTAAGGAGTTGACAGGTAAAGACTTCCTTGAAGCCACTGGTCTCAAACAAGGAGAACTTGATATTCTTGATGGTTCTCCACCATGTTCTGCATTCTCTGTTGCAGGTTCCATGTGTCATAACATCTATGAAGAAGAGAGGGTAGACTTATTTGGAAACACCTACACCACTAGAGTTAGTGGTAAACATTCTGATGGTTGGGGAAAGACAAAAACTTACTCTGACGGCAAACAGGTTGAAAATATTGAAGATTTGTTTTTTGAATATATCCGTATAGCAAAAGACATTCAACCGAAAGTAATTGTTGCAGAGAATGTCAAAGGATTGACTGTTGGTGAAGCTAAAACATACTATGCAAAGATTACAAATGCATTTACAGAAATTGGATACTTAGTCACTTCTAAAGTAATGAAAGCATCAAATCATGGTGTGGGACAAGGACGGGAGAGACTTATTTTTATTGGAGTTCGTGAAGATATTGCAGATAAGATCGGAATGTTGATTACTGGAGTCAATAGTATATTTCCCAGACCTTCAAAAGAATCAACTACAATTTCTGATATCATTGACGGTGTTCAGAATAATTCTGAAGATGTTAAAACTCTTACTGAAAAGTTGGTGAGTAGTAACATATACAAAAATGTTATCAGTAAGATGCCCAAGAATCCAGATAAAGTTTTGACTGGTATGGATTATCATCCTAAAGGACATTGTTTTAATACAAAAAGAGTTTCTTTAAAAAAACCATCTCCAACTCTTACTGCTAGTGGTGGTTTGATTCATTGGAATGAAGATCGCCCATTGACTGTTCCAGAACTTAAACGTATTCAATCACTTCCTGATGACTTTGTTTTGACTGGTACATATTCTCAACAGTCTGAAAGAGTGGGTAGAATGGTTCCACCTCTGATGATGAAAGCAATAGCAGAAAACATTTACAAAGAAGTCCTATCTAAACTATAGAAACTCTTCAATATAAATAATGATAATAGAAGTTGTTAGAACTAAAACCATGTCGGATATGAGTAATCTGTACAGAGCTTATTCAGCTGTACACAGTTCTGAAGTTAGTGATCAGTTGAGTGAGTCTAGAGATCTCATTTCTGATATGCAGTTCAACCAACTGAACTCCTCTGATCTTCAGGAAGTTGCTGAAGAGATTCTGGAAGAGATGTTTGAACTTAGTCTTGATATTGAACAATCTTCTGATATCATTGCTGATATTTTGAGTGAATCATTAAAGACCAGTCAGTCTGACCTCAAGTCACAAAAGATTGACTATATTGGAGAAGCATTTGATGCTGCTCTTGAGAATGGTCATACTGTAGAAAGATTCCTTGGTTATAGAAGGTCTAAGAAAGTTCAAGAGAACTTTCACAATACTTCCAATGAAGATCGTAGTAGTAAGAGACTTCACGAAGCCCTGATTGCTCAAGAGAGAAAGAACATCAAAGAAGGTATTCTTTCCCTGATTGAGAAGAAGACAAAAGATTCTTCTTACCTTGAGCCCAACATGAAGAAGAGAGAGAAGAATAATGACGATGCCCGTAAGGACATGGAGAATATGGGTTCAATGAAGAACCCCCAACTTGAAGAGTTCTCTCAAATCAGAAAAGATTGGAGTAGTGCCTACTATTCCATCTATGAGAAGATGGATCCTGTTGGTCAGGAAGATGGTGACATCGATAATGATGGTGATGAAGACTCCTCTGATAAGTATCTTGCTAATCGTCGTAAGGCCATTGGTAAGTCTATGGGTAAGAAAGGTAAGTGTGAGAAGTGTGGTAAAGATCCCTGTGAGTGTGATAAGAAAGAAGTAGAAGAAGGTATTGATCCTAAAGGTGCTGCTCGTATGGCAGCTGCCAAGGGTAAGAAGAAGGAGACAGAAGATGAAACCAATAAGCGTTTGATGTTAGGTAAGTATTCTCCTGCGGTAAAGTATGGTAAGATGAAGAAAGAAGTAGAAGAAGGTAAATTGTTAGAAGGTATTGGGGATATTGAAAGCATTTATGAAGAACTGATTGGAGAAGGTTACTCTGAAGATGATGTTGAGAAAGCGATTGAATTTGCATTGACTGAAGGACCAACAGGCGATATTGGTTACAGAGCTAGTAGAGCATTGAGGAACATGGGTGGTGATCTTGTTAAGGGCACTGCAACTTCGCTGAAGAATTTAGTAACTGGAACTCCTAATAATGCCAAGACAAATCCTGCCGGTGCTAGACAACAACAAAGACTAAGAAATATTGGTACCTTCGCTAAAACAGGTAAAATGTCTACTAGTAATAGTTCTACTAGTAATAGTTCTAAACCTACTCCTAAACCTGAGCCCCCAAGCAGCACGCGAACACGAGCACAGAATCGCCGTAGCTCTTCGCCTGCTGCTATTGCAAAGGCTTCGTCAGGTAAACCTACAGTAACTCCTACAGTAAAGCCTACAGTAAAGCCTACAGTAAAGCCTACAGTAACTCCTACAGTAACTCCTACAGTAAAGCCTACAGTAAAGCCTACAGTAAAGCCTACAGTAAGAACCGCACCTAAACCTGCTGCACAGACTGGCAATAAAGCAGCAGATATGGCGTCATGGGCAAAAGCAAATCCAAAACTTGCTGCAGCCAAAGCAAATAGAGACGCCACCAGAGGGACCAGTGCTACTACCAATACTCTGATGTCTACACCAACAACATCTCCTAAGCCAACAGCATCTCCTAAGCCAACAGCATCTCCTAAGCCAACAGCATCTCCTATCAAATCAGGTCGCTTAAGAGACGCTTTGAATAGTGTGAAGAAAGAAGAAGTAACATTCTCTGAAGCTGAACTGGAAGCCATTCAGGCAAAGGTTGATGCATGGGATGTTGAAGAAGGTTATCAGCGTAATCCCGAGAAGGGAGAGGCTCAAGCAAGAAAGTCTGAAACTTCTGGTCAAAAGACAGAAAGAAATGTCCGTGATAGACTGAAGACTATGGATCCTAAGAAGGCTGAAGCAATGAAGAAACAGATGAGAGCTGTTGGTTTAAGTGTTTGATATCTCGGAGTCCCGATGAAAGACGTATTTAAATATTTGAAAGCCTCTAGAGAACTTCTAGAGGCTAAGGCTGTGGATGATAATGCCAAGGCACGAGAGGAGGCTGAGCGGGCTGGGGGTGTAGAAGTGAGAGGGAGGGGAAAATATTACGACAAGAATAATGAGTTTGTGGGTACGGTAGCCAAGGGTAAATTTATTCCTCCAACTGCACAAGAAAGACAGGCTGCGGCTTTTACTAAAAATGAACCTAATATTCCAGTCCAAAATAGGTATTATCCAGACTTTAAAAAAGACGCATCTAGATCGAAACAACCACAAGAAGGTCCATCAGTAGCTGACCAAAATGCCAGGAACACTCCTGGTGGTCCTGATGTGAATGCATTTGAATCAGGTGATATTGAAAGAATTGCCCAGATGCTTGAGCGTGATATTTATGGTACTGTCACTCCTGAACAACATAAAGAATACTTGGTAAGAGCTCAACAAGAACTTGACATTTACAATCAAGAAAAACAACAAAAAGCTGCCCAAGCCGAAGCAGAAACAGCGGCAGAAGTAGAATCTGAACAGGAAGCTGAAGCTCAGGCCAAGGCAGATGAACATAAGCAGTTGGTAAAAGATGCAGGTGAACCAGAGAAGACAGAATCAGATTATAGGACTATTGATAAAGTTATAGTTGATAATCTTGAAGAAAACGGTCAAAACTTTGATGGATCGATAACTCAGGGCGACGTAGATATTGCCACAGAAGAATCTATACAAAGAGTTATTGATATCTCAAATACTGATGTAAAAGATCAGAGATTTGACAAAGGAAGACAGGCACGAAAAGAATTTATTGACTATTACTCTAAGGATTCTGAGAATAGAAAAGGTCTAGACACCTTGAATTCAGTTGCCAAGAGTGGAGAGAAAGTAGATCAAATGATGGAGGCTATTGAAAATGGAGATTACTTGGATGAGGTTGCAATCACACAGACAAATAAAAAATCTGTAAGTGAAATACTTTTGGATGCTGGTATTGATGTCAATGATCAAGCCCAGATGGATTGTTTCAAGAATACTTACAAAGAAATCAATAACTTCGTTGATGGTAAAGGTAAATTCAAGACTAGTGAATCTAGTGAATTGACAGGTAGTAACTTGGGATATTATGAGGCTAAACACATTGAGAAGAGAAAGGATCTCCCAGACCTGGATACCGAGGGGGTACAAACCAAGGCATATAACTTGAGGAATGATGCCGAATCTAATATGCAGTGTGTCACACCCACGATTACTGATGCTGTCTATAACTTGTTACCAACTCCAGCTAGAGAGGAATTGGCGAAGAGTGGATCACCTAAGAAATTTTATGATCCTAGAGAGAAGAACCGAGAAGGAAAAGCTAATCGTATTAGAGGATCGGCAGCATTACATATGTGGGTGATGCAAGATGGTAAAGATGCATATGCAGCAGCAGGTAGGAGAAGATCTCCCGGTGAATTCCAAGTAGAACATATTGTTCCCTTGAAATCTGGTGGTAAAGATGAGATTGAAAACTTCTCTATGCTCTTAAGAAGGGTGAATGAACCCAGAGCTGACCTTGACTTTGATAAATTCCTAGAACAAGCTGTGGCTAAAGCAGCGGATCTCATGGCTGACCTGAGTAATCCAAAAACCAGGGCTAAGTTTGAGAAGAAATATAGATCATCAAGATATAATGACAACTTCGCACCCATTATGGGAGGAAGTGTGTCGTCACTAATAAGTGATGGTATTATGAATAGTGTCAATCAAATTCTTCAAGATAACTTAGGTGAGAAGGCTGCAGCTAATTTGAAAGTGAAACCAGAAGACTTTAAAAACTATCAACAAGAGGTTCAGGGATTCCTTGCGCAACAGGGATTAGATGAAAATACTGAAGTTATTGATATGACAGCCGATCAAATGAACGGTATCTTTGATATTATGACCCAAAATCTTGGTGTGGATAAGTCCAAGATGATGGAATACATGGGAAGAAAAATCTTTAACAACTATGATGTTGGTGCTAGAACTGTAATTAAAGATGGGGAGTTGGAAAGAGGAAGAACTGGAACACAATCATCCTCGGGTAACCTTACTACCATGCAAAACTCTGTCATGGCAGATGATAGTCTTGATCCTGAGGAGAAGAAGAAAATCCAACAACAAATTAATAAAAACCATCAAGAATTCAAGGCAGCTAGAAATAACTACGTCGATAATCCAAATGATCCCCAGGCCTTTGAAGATTATGTGGGAAGTATGCTAAATAATATTAGTTATCTTACTGGAGATGGTGACTCACCACTCAGTCCAGATAGAAAATATGATACAAGGTTGACTCCCTCAGAGAAGAACACCCTTGACGACGACGTATTAAAGGGTATAATAGGTATGACGACAACTGACAAAACATCCCTTTCTAAAGATAAAGATGTATTCTCTCCTGGCAGACAGAAAGAGATAACTCCCAAGGCTAAGGAACACATAAAGGCTCTTCGCAAGAAGATGATCGATGCATACTCAAGGACAAGTGGTTTGACTCCAGAACAAATTGAAAACCCCGATAGTCTTAAGGCTGGGGATAAGAAAAAACTTCTTACATTGACTAACGCTTTAGAAAACTTCGACGCAGGACTTGGACTATGATTGACATCGACGACCTTCCTTCAATTTTACAAAACATCTACAACACATTAGTGATTGATGCCGATGATGTTGGTCTGGCATTAGATGAAGTTATGATGTATGTTGAACAGTTTGAGATGGATGAAGATATGTTGTTTTCCTTTATCAAAGAAAAGGTTGAAGAGAAAAAGGAATCAGATAAGGGTCAAAAGGGTAAAGATATGATAGAATCATTGAGAAGATCTCTAAAAGATGTAATAATCTAATGATAAATACTTCTATGGAATCTGATAAAAGATGAAAAGTTTCTTTAGATTTATTACAGAAGCAAGAAGTACACCTGTATCTGAAAAGGCCAAGAAGCTTGGTTTAGTCAGTGATGGTAGTGGTGGATGGAAAGATAGAGCAGGTAAGACTGTTGCGAGAACAGTTGGTGGTGAACTTAAGTTTACTGATAGAGGAACATCATCGGTTCAGTCTGATGGTGGTCAACAACCCGTAGCACAACAGAGACAAGAAGTTCCTCAACAAAAGAGAGCGTCAACTGAAGAACCTACTGAGAGAAGAAGTGGTGGTGATGATGAGGAAGAAGGTGGAGATGGTAAAAAGACTGGAGAAAATGCAACCCTAGTATTTGGTAGATTTAATCCCCCAACTGTAGGACATAAGAAACTTCTTGATGCAGCTCTTCAGATTTCAGGTGATGGTGACCTGAGAATTTATCCTTCCAGATCGGTTGATCCTAAGAAAAATCCTTTAGAGACTGGTCAGAAGACAGAACTCATGAAGAAGATGTTCCCCGATCATAGTGATAATATTATTAATGATGACAGTATCAAAACTATATTTGATGCATTGAAGTTGGCAAATAATGATGGATTCTCAAATGTCAAAATTGTTGTAGGTTCTGATCGTGTTGCTGAGTTTGACAATCTAGCTCAGAAATACAATGGTAAACTATATGACTTTGAAGAGATTGAAACTATCTCTGCTGGAGAAAGAGATGAAGATGCAGAAGGTGTTTCTGGAATGTCTGCCTCTAAGATGAGAAAGGCTGCAACAGAGAATGATTTTGAATCTTTTAGAAAAGGTATTCCTGATACTTTGGATGATGCGGCAGCAAAACAGATGATGAATACTGTTCGTAAAGCAATGCAGGTTCAAACAGAATCCTGGAGTCTATGGGAAATTGCTCCTAAGTTTGATTGGAAGAACCTAAGAGAGAACTATGTGACTGGTAAGATCTTTAAGATTAATCAGTTGGTAGAGAATTTGAATACAGGATTTGTAGGTAAGATTGTTCGTAGAGGAACTAACTATCTTATCTGTGTGACAGAAGATAATATTATGTTTAAGTCCTGGATCCGTGATCTCCGTGAATATGAAGAGAAGAAACCTGATACCCGTGTTGGAAGTCCTGGTTACTTTAAGTATGCTGCCAAGATGACACCTGGTTTTGATAAAGGAGATAAGACCAATCTTCAACCTGGCGGAAAACCTTACAAAGGCCCTAAGACAAATATCAAGGAATTCATAAATAGATACAAAAGTAGAAATCTCTGAGATTCATGAAAAGGAAAAATAAATTCTCGGATTGGAGAGAAGACCTGATTGAAGTTGCTGGTATTCCTGAACAGGAACCAAAGACTGATACTGATTCTGAGAAAGAGATTACTGAGAAGAAGATAAAGAATAAGATTACAATTAATCCTTCAATGAAGGAAGCCTTTGAAGAAATTGGTGGTACACTTCTTGAAGTTACAGAACTTGATGAGAAGATGGACATGAAGAAGGCTGATATGGGAGATGTCATTGACGACTTCTATAAGTCTGATGCACCTCAGTTCAAAGGTAAGTCAAAGAAAAAAAGACGTGAGATGGCTATTGCTGCCAAGTTGAATACTGAAGCCATGAGCGTAGTTGATCAGATGAAAGCATCTGCAAAACATTGGAAAGAGAATCCTCGTAAGGATTACAAAGCTGGTGATGGTGTCAAGAGAAATGAACGTGACGCTAGAGCCAATGCAGCAAGAAAACCTAAAGATACAAGAACTTCACAACAAAGGATGAATGATGCTGTTGGAAAATCACGTGTAGGAGAGAGTGATTGATATATAGAGTATAGATACCCAATGAGGTTTATCATGCTCACATTCCTACTCCCACTTGCATCCAAAATTATTTCTGATGCTGTCAACAAAATTCCAGAAAATGAAGAACTGGGTGAGAAACTTGTTGAGATCTGTCTTGCTATTCTTTCTAAGGCAGTTAAGTTGACCAAGACTGATATGGATGACCAACTTCTTGAAGTTGTCAAGAAGGCAATGGTTTCACGCGAGGAAGAATAATCAAAGGGGCATAGTCCCCTTTTTTTATAAATAAATATATTAGGAATTAATACGGAGTAACCCATGTCTCTTTACGGGAGAACTGACTCAGACGCAAACAAAACACAAGTAGGTCTCACCCGTGGTAACGGTGCTGGATCCGCTACCGAGACTATTGTGTTTATTGATGCTGCTGAAGCAGTATTGAACGAGAATGCTTCTCGTGGTATCACTGGACCTGGTTGGTGGGCATATA